CTTGTAAAGCAAGCAAGCTAGAGCAAGCCCCTTTTGGCGGGTTACAAACCACAGGGAGAAGGTAATTATTTCGACGTTATGGCTTTACGGTGATAACTTAGAAATGTTACAATCCTGTTGCTCAAGCAGAGCATAATCAACCGTTGTTCTTTTCGTTATAAAGGAAGTTTGTTGTTTGGGTGTTTCTGCGTCTAAAGTAAGAAATGCTCACCGAAAAGCTTACAATTCTCATATGGTGACAAAATATACTGATTTAGATATACGACATAAAACCGAGCAGAATTACAAAGCAATTACAATAATGGATAGTGTAAAACATAACAATGCCAATTGTACTCATATTGGAAGACCGGGAACGATATCCCATGCGGATATCTGCAGTAAGACGCAAGTCGCGGAACCCAATAACTCAATCAGTTTCGCGCCCATCAATGATCTTAATCAGATCATCTCTATCCCTTCGAGAATTGACCTTATCGAATGGACGCAGGTACAGCCGCGAGGATCTGAATTGGGAGCCTACCCTGTCACTCCAATGGCAGCACGACATGAGATAGTAGATACGACAACTCAACTCATTACAACAAACCTCGCCCATTTTGCAGCAAGTGCTCAATATTGGCGAGGTGCTATGAAGTTCACAGTTGAGGTCATTGCTAATCGCTTTCAGAAAGGAAAGCTTTACGTTGTCTACATCCCAGGTGATCAGTCCCCCACTTTCGCCCAGGCGGTGCCTTTGGGAGGCGCTATTGTTGACATTGGAGTCAACAATGTTGTTGAAATGGAAGTCCCTTTTAACTCTCCATCTGATTATCTGCATACATGGCAGTATCAGCCCAATAACACACTAGACAGAGTGTTTCCCAATGAAGGAGCCCCTTTCAGCGATGAGTATACTCACGGAAGCATACATATTTATGTGCTCAATCAACTTGTCCCAGGATCTACAGAAACTGTCAGTTCAAGTGTAGATGTCAATGTTTACACCTCAGCAGGAAAAGATTTTGAGTTCGCTCTACCAGGTGCTATACCAAAGCATGTTGCGTATTATGTTTCCAACCTCTTTTTTCTTAATCCAGGAGTAACTATAACGGCTAATCAACCAGCTCAGCCAGCCACTTCTTACAGGAATAAATACGTTAGTGCCAAAGCTCTGAAGCAAATGAGAAAAATTATAAAGGAAGCAGCTGATGACGCTGGTATCAAGCCTAAGCCGACACCCTATGAACTAGAACAGGCCGCCATCAAATTCCAAAGTGATTACGGATCTATGATAGAAATTCAATCAGACGTCAGAGAGAGAGAAGAAGGAGCGGAAGAAATGGTAAAATTGCGACCCAAACCTGTTGTTCATAACACGCGTCAAACCGCTGCTGGACAGAGAGCGACTTTGGAGCACATAACCGAGTGCGAAACTGTATCATCACGAACTGCTGAGTTTACCACAACACAAGTAACAGGATCCATCATCGACTCATTTACCGTGAAACAACTTGTGACTGATGAGAATGCCCCACTGCAAGGAATAACTTCACATTACGGAATAATTTCTGCTAACATAGACATCATCATTAGAATGCCAAGTACACCGTATCATCAAGGTCTACTCGTAGCGTATGCTGAAGTAGTGGATAACGGAAATATGAAGACTGTGTGGTCGTGTTTCAACAATTACCCTCACTCCAAACTCTTCATTAGCAACACCACGGAAATGGTGCTCAAGGTACCCTATCTCAGGAGATCAAGAGTTGGCAGAGAAATGCCTAGTACTTACGTTAAGTTGTACGTAGCAAACAAACTCAGGGGAGGAAATGGAGTTCCCGCTGCACTACCGATCACATATGCTTGGAGATTGAGTGATTGTGAATTCAATACCAGGAAAGTTTACACCCAAGGTGAGTGTATTGGAGAACCGACCGATACCACTAAAGAAGAAGTCCAAAAACAAGACATCATTGAAAAACAAGTTACCAATGTATCATCTTATATGACACCCATGGATTTTAATGATTTCTTCAAAAGATCGGGATTGCATAACATTGAAACTGTTAACTTTCAAGTTGTGAAAGTTTGGGAGGCTACTGTGCCACATGTTTTGGCGCCAGAACCTTTGCGCCTGGCAAACATCTTCCAGCTGCAAGCAGGATCATTGGAACATACAATTTTTGTTCCAGGAGGCACGGGAGTGTGTGGAGGAAAGGCCTATATTAACAGTTATATAGCATATCAGAATGGTGAAAATACCGGAATTGGCGTTGACCTGTACAGAGCAGTCCCCAATTATGAAGACTCCATACAAGAAGACGGATACATCAACTCCACAGTTTGGAACAACATCATTGATAATAACTTCACTTTTCGAGCACCTTATTATTCTCAACTTCCCTTGACTGTCACTAACCTCAAGGTTGGAGGAACTGACTTGTCCAACAAGTCTTTGGAGTCACCCAGACCCATCTCTTGGAAGCTTTATGCCGATGAAACTGCCAAATCTGTGGTCTGCAGCCTGTACACAAGAGCAGGAGATGATTTTCAGTTCTTTGTACTGCAAGCCCCCCCGTTGCTTAGCTATAGCGTAGCTGGGTGGCAACCATCAAACAAATATACACACCAGTGGGATGCCGGGCTTACCCGTGACATGGTTATCAAGAAAATCCCAGCTTCATACATCTCTGATGAGAGAAGAGATCACACCGATTTTCGTGTGCCTGATGATGCAGTAGCAACACCGGATGCACTTCAAGAGCACAGAGAAGCGTTGAATCAAATGAATGGAGCAGGAATCATGGGAGAAGCTATGCTAGTACCCAACGTACCAGTTATGTCACAAGGAGGCTGTCTCTCAGTAGACACAAAGAAGGTTTCATTTTCATGCTCCTGCAAGCTAGATGTACTCGATGGGAAAAAGAAGAAAGCTGTTGATATTGAATTGCCAAAGGCTATTGAACAAACTATCGTCACCGAACAGTCTGCACCCCGCTTTGTCAAAGTGAATGGCAAGACCCCTAGATGTATTCTCAATGAAGTCATCCAGCGTATGTATGACCAAGGCCTTAAACCCAAGCTCACACTCAAACGTGTCGCAAATGATGGTTCTGAAATGCACATGGAGATGAAATACACTGTGAATCAAGCAGAGAAAGTTGCCAAAGGAAAAGGAGTCGGCTTTAACAAGCAAATGGCAGTGCATGCTGCGTCTTCGGGCGTACTAGAATCGTTGCGTGACCAGGAAATAATTGAATTTGGAGACGATGACCTGGAAGGTCAAACTGAGATCTGTCGCAGTGAAGCAATTCATTTAGTCGGGTCGTTTCTAGGTAACAAGAAGGTGGTCACACAATCTGGCGACGATTTCTTCCAAAGATTTTTCGATTTCATTAGGAATATGCTTTCAGCTGGAGCTGGGGCTATGTTTACAGTGCTGGACTTTCTCAGGAAAGGCCCAGAAGCAGTTATTGCTTCCATAGCTACCACTATAGGAAAAAGCATTAAAGAAGCCATTGTTGAAGAAGCCAGGGAAACCCTACAAAGTACAGTTGCTTGGGTCCTCAAAATTTTGAAGGGAATTTTCGCCTTAGTGTGGCTGTCCTCAAAAATTTCACAGTACATCGGAGGCCATCAATCGTTCGCAGCGTTGTTAGGAGACTTCCTCATGCTCTTTAGCTCTGATTGTTGTACAGAAGTGGTTGATATGGTTCAACAGTTAATCGCAAGAATTCCATTTACTCAAGCCGATGACAACGAATTGCTGGAGAGTATCATAGCCATAGCTTCAACCCTGCTTTTGGGTGGCACAAGCACTTATTTCAAAATGTTTTCGACCGGAGTTTCGGCCTTTGTTTTTAAGAAGCTGTCAGGAGAAACCACCAAAGATATCTATGCACTCATCAAGAAGGCAGTCAATGCTGTTATCATTTACTTTTTTGAAGGAGAGGATAAATCTAGAGCAGCCAATTTAGACCGAGTTAAAGAGGAAGCTCGAATCTTGGCAGAAATCTTTTATGATTTCAAAGCCAAAGGTGTTTTTAACAACAAACTGCCTGATGAAGCCACTATGGCTATCGATGACCCAGCTTCAGTCTTGTTGCGTTGCCGCAATTTGGCCATGATTGTTAAGAGGTGTGGTACCACTGGTTCCATTCCTTCTGGTTTGGCTAAATTCGCGGATGATGCACTAGCAGAATGGGAAAAATTTCGAAAGGGAGAAGCAGCTTGTGTTACTAGAGGAGAGCCTGTGGGTATTTTGCTCACTGGAGAGGCAGGTTGCGGTAAATCATTTCTCAGTACAGGCATATTGCCCGATGTCATTCTTAGTAAGGTTGGGATGATTGAGAACCGAGAAAATACTTGCAAATTGGTCTATAACATGCCTAATGACCCGAATCATGAGTACATGGACAATTACTGGGGTCAGCCCTGGGCGGTTTACGACGATCTGGGAGCCGTCTCTCATGGAAAAGAAATAGGTAGGATGATCAACTTAATTTCGACTGCCGTTTCCCCCGTTAACATGGCATCCATAGAAGACAAAGGACAAATGTTTGTTTCACCTTTCGTTTGTGCAACTACTAATCTGGAAGTGTTCTCAGTCGCTAATGAAGTTAGATTCCCCGGAGCAGTTGTGAGGAGATTTGTCTTCTCTTACAAGGTCAGTGTCAAAGATCAATACCTTTTAAGGGGAACTGACAGACTCGACATGGGAAAATTCTCCCAGGACTACGCCAAATGCAATGATGAAGATGAAGAAGCAGCTTTCATGGACAAAGTTTTCACTTTTCAGAAGATCAACATGAGCGATGGGAGCAGAGGAAATGTGGTAGACTTCAAGACGTTAACCGACGGCATAGCCACTGAATACATACGTAGAACAAAGCGTTCAGCACAAGTCAATTCGGCTAGGTTCAAGATCAAGACCAATAAGATCACTGTACAAGCTGACGATCAAGAACGTGATGAAGAATACACTTTGGCAGATGAACCAACTCCCAATACTTCACAGGATGACTCACGCGGCGCCCTTCTCTACAGATTGCTAACCACGGCCATCAATCACGGCAGTATAGATGACGTTAAGAAGGGTTTTGCTGATGCCTTAGGGAACCTATCTCCACAAGCTTTGGAGGTCCTACAAGCCAAACCAGCTAAAGATATTCTTAGGCAGTGTTTGAAGTACGTTGATTCTTGGGATTTTATTTCCTGGGCTCACGTAGTCAAAGCTATACGCAAGCTTAAGAATGCTGGTGAGATCTCCATTGCTTGTTTTGCCCTTTGCGCCTATGCACGCTTGCACGGTAGAAGTATTTATTTCAGTGGAAATTTCTTCTGGGGTTACACGTATCATGAGAGTACCGGAATGAATGATGTAGGTAAACACAAGTTTTTTCATGACCATGAACCGTTTGGGGTCTACCCAGAAAAGTGTGTACAAATTCTGAGTGAATGGAACAATATGCACAAGTATGACCAGGAAGAGAACGAAAAATGGAATGGAATTCGAGCTTATTGGTATAATAAGGTTGTTTTAAGGAGCATTCTTGGAGTGATAGGTCGAGCGTGTGCTATCTACGTCTGTGTTTTTACGTTGCAGCGTCTTATCATGCTTTTCGTTAATTATCTATTTTCGAGTTTTGAAGTGCAACATTATCAACACGAAACAAGGAAAGTAGTGCCACGCAAACAAGTGCCTGTTGTAAGAGCTGAGCCTCAATCTGCACCAGATAAGCTTAGTAAGGCAGTGGTCAGAGTTGGCACTGATTGTGGGAATTTGGGTTATGGTTTGATGTACACCGACCGATACGTCATAATGCCGAATCATTTTGTCGAAGTTATTCGCAAAGAAGGCGGCATTTACTGGATGACTTACCCTACTCTTAATGGAGGGGAACCGGTCAGGAACAACTACTGTTTGGAATATTATCATCAGTTCAGTACGTCAGGAAAGGATATAGACTGTGCCATGGTTAGATTGCCTACAGCGATGCCTGGAGTTAGAAAGATTGAGCCTATGCTTTGCACCAACCAAGAACTCAACAATCATTTGTCAGGATTGGCTAGAGATGTTAGCATTAGATTTGATTTGGTTGGCGAGAAGACAATTCCTGCTGTTATAGACGGCGTGGCTACTGTCGCCAAAGGCATGAACACCGAGGATACATTGTTTGTGAGATGTCGCATGCCTAGTGGTACCACGCGCGCAGGTGATTGTGGCCTTCCTTATACATCGAAGGTTGGTAAAATCATGGGATTACATGTCAACAAGGATAGTTATGCCAACATTGCAGGTTGTGCTATGGTGACAGTGGAGCTGTGTAAGACCGCTTATGATTCATTGGAGGCCACTGCTACCAAAACATACCACATTGATCATGTACCTGTAGTTCAAACTACAGAGGTGCCTGAACATTGGGAAGTACAGGACGCCGGCTTTGAGCACATAGGTGTGGCAAAGACCGTGGATGATAAGAACGTCCAGATTTATTGCCCATCTAAGACCAAGTTTAAACCTAGCCTCTTAGCCGATCAGGATCTGTGGCCCGATGACCATGCCCCCGCGCAGCAAAGACCTGCTATCCTTAAGAAAGTAAGTCAGAAGTACCACCACGATAGGACAGTATTAGCAGTGACTGAGGAGGAAACCCAATTTGTGTTAGATTATTTCAAACAAGTTTTCGATCTCTTTCCTGAAAGAGATATGAGTGAACTCACAGACGATGAAGTGTTGAACGGAGACGGAGATGGCAATGTCTCAATGAAGAGAGACACTTCGGCTGGAATCTGGAATTATATTTCTAAGCAGAAGAAAGATCTTATGGACCTTCACTACGATGAGGAAGGCAAAATTCATTACACGTTTTCTGACATAGCTAAAAATAAAGTGCATCCGTTGTACGGCGAGTCATTTCTCACGCAATATGAAAAAAGACAGAAGGATGCTCGAGAGGGAAAGCGCGTCGATAAATCTTTGTGGATTGTTTGTCTTAAAGACGAACTTAGACCAAAAGAGAAAGTCGATGCCGGAAAGACTCGAGATATTGTGTCGCCGCCTATGGATCACACAGCAGCCCTAAAGAAGCTGGTTGGAAAATGTGCTGGATTTTGCAGAACTCATGCTGGACCTGTTTTTGGACATGCCATTGGACTTGATAAACCTACGTGGTTTAAGGTCATTAAGGACCATCTCATGACTTTCGGAGATGGTAACATGTATGATTTCGACTATGGAAAGTTTGACAGCACAGTGCCTGGATGTTTCACCGAATTTTTGGATCGTTTCTTTGACTTGTATTACGCCAACTCAACAGAAGAGGAAAAGAAAGCCCGTCGTGTGTTGACACACGAGCTCAGATTTACGGAACTTCTCATCGGACAGAATGTGGCATACACCATCAAGGGAAACAAGTCTGGAAACTGGCTTACCGATTTGTACAACTCACTGGCTAATGTGTGGATACACATGGTTGCGTTTCATCGACTCATGCGTTATCATTGTGGTGTTACAGCCACGCCGGCGCAATGGGCTGAGTATGTCCGTGTCTTTACCTTAGGAGACGATGTGGTTGGGGCAATATCACCAGCCATTCAAGAATGGTACAACCCCGCTACAATCGCCACCGTTCTTACAGACACGGGTTTCAACGTGACAGCCGC